ATATACTCGTCAACTTCAGTCTCTTCTTTCTTCATACTGCTCATCTTTCCTTTGATGGCATTACCGATTGCCTTACGGCGATTCATCAGATACTTATCAGTCTTATCTTTCTTACCATCGTTGTTAACATCACCATCTTCCTTGCCGACAGGATCAAGTCCTTCTTTCTGAGTTTTTTCCTTATCCATACGAGCAGACATCTTACGGATCTGGTCGATACTCATATTACCAACGCCAGTGAAACCTGCCTTAGATGGATCTGGTTGCTTCTTGGAGTCATCCTTATATCCACCAGCAGCACGGGCAGCAGCACGGTTCTCATCTACCTGATGCATCGCTTTATATACATCAGTAAGAGAATTGACAGAATCCCATCCTTGCTGCTTCTCTTCAAAGTGAGGGTTCTTCATTTGAGGACCCTTGGCAAGTTCCTTACGTGCCTTCTCATTATTCTTCTGACGCTTCTTCATGTCAGGTTCAAGATACGTATCGTCTTTTTTATTTTCAGAGATACACTCCAAATAAATCTTTGAAAGAGGATTCAAAGGATTAGGTCCAATTCCTGACATGGTGATACTACTACTTCTTTTTCTTATTTTTATTTATGAAATTCTTAATACCAGTAGTTCCTGTTGCTGCCATAGCATTCTTAAGATATCCAGCAGTACCAACAAGAGTATTCGGATGCTTACTATCTCTCATCCTACTATTCATAGTCTTCTCATCATACTCCATAACATCACGTATCCAAGACTTAAACATATAGTTTTCTCTGGTCACACAGATTAAGTGATTAGTTCCACGACGAACAATCTCACCAATCAAACCAGTATGAAGACTTTCTACAATGTCACCAATCTTGTAGATGAATCCATTTACATACTGTTCACGAAGTCCTCTTGCATCAAACTTAGGAGCAATCTCCCACATCTCAGCAACTTCTTTCTTCTTTTTAATCTTCATACCTCCACGAACGGCATCGAAGAGTGCCTGCGTGTCGCCGTCATTTAATTCCTTTGGAGTTCCACGACGGAAAGCAGCAAAGTCGCCATCAACAACTGCCTTTCTCATCTTGGATGCTGACATACCCTCAACACCTTCTGCATCCGCATCTCTTACACCAGCAGAGATAACACGAATGTTATCGAAGTTATAGAGTTCACCATTATATTTGGTTGCCAAGTTTTCAAACTCAGATTGACGATCTGATCCTACAATAATATTGACGTTTTTATATCCTTGCTCGTCTGCTGTTGTGAGGACATTAAAAATAGACCTCATCTCATTATCATTTACAATGTTCTCCTCATACTCAGGGAACATTTTCTTCATAAATCCAACCTTCATATCAGGATCCAATGGATTCTTTTTAGGATCCTGTGAACGTGAAGGATAGATTTTCATATCCTCTCCTGCTGATGCTTTCTTGGCGGCAGCAAGAAGTTTACCATGACCTACAGTTGGAGGATTAAAACGTCCAAATGCAACGGTCAGAGTTTCTGTAGTTTCATCAGTACCTTCTCCACCCTCACCTGCTTCTGCTTTCTTTGCGCCAGTCGCTTCAGGTGCAGTCTTCTTAGGTTCTGCCTTGGGTTCTGGTTTTGCTGCTCTTGATTGGGTAGGTTTATCATCCTCTCCCTTTGCTTTCTTCTTATCTACAAACTGCAACTTACCATCTTCAGTAGTCGCAACAAACTTTCCACGGGAGTCTAACCAACCGCCGTGACCATCACTTACTAGGTTCAGTTTTTTCGCCTGCATTGATGCCTGCGATTGTGCTTCTTTAAGGAACTGAAAGAAGTTCTTCATTGATATTGATAATCCTTATACATTATTTATCAAGTATAACCGTCAGGGTTTGGAACCAGACATTTTTCAGTGAGAATAGTTTGAAATTCTTTTGTAACCGTAGCAAAAAATTGAGGTTGAGATGTGAATGATCCTTTATACCTCAGTTCCATATCTAAAATATTAACACCTGCTTTTGATAGTTTAAAGAATATTTTAGCAGCGTTTGCTTCTGCTTTCTTTTCAAAATCAACAGCAATTTTATATGGTTTTTTATTAGCCTCTAAATCACTAAGTCCACAAAGAATCGTATGAAGGTCAATTGCCTTCCCAGGAGAAACATTAGGTTTACCTCTTGACATTTCACCAATACCAGTAACCAGAGCAAATCCAAAAGTAAAGTCACTTAACTTTTTATTAGCAGAAAGTTCATCATATAACTTTACTTTAAGAACAAGATTAATAAGGGTCTTCGCAAAAAGATCTGCATTATCATCCATGTACTGAGTTAATCTTTTAAACAAAATATTATTTGTTTTTGCCAAATCAGAATTGACAAATTTTCTCATAGCATCGGGTGCTTTATCATTGTTATATCCACCAGATAAACTTCCTTTTATATTAATGTATGCTCTGTCAAATATTTTTTTGTCTCTTTTCTTTGCCTCAAAAAGTTCTTTATCAGTCTGACGATTTATATCTTTTATGTAAAGGATGCCATCTTCATTTGCTTGTCTTACAAGACCAGCAAAATACTCTGTTCGTAAGTCAGTTATCTCTTCTTTAATTTTATTAAACTGCTGACCATTTAAAACCGTATCAAATGCTTTATTGATTAATGTAGGATCTGCAGAGTTTTTCTTTGGTTTCTTTTTGAGAGAAACTCCAAAATATTTTTTGTCTCCAGTCTTAACAATAAAATCAGATGAGTTATAATCATCGAACCCATATGCTTTGATTCTGAACTTCTCAACTTCTTTTGGCCAAACATTGCCTGTAAGAAATACTTTCTCTGCAACAGCATCATTACCTTGCCCATGACTGGATTTCAACCATCCCTTAATTGCAAGAGCAGCAGATATTCCAACTGCCGCTTCCTTGAATGCAGCGGGTGTGGGTTCCATAAATTCCAAAAACTCACTACGAGAACTACCAAATTCCACATTATCAGCAACTTTCTTAGCAGCGTTAGTAATCCATTCTCCAAGTGCTTGTGAAGATTCTGATGCTTTTTTTAGTTCTGCGGCAGTAGAGAACATAGCACCTGCTGCCATTACCTCAGAATATTCTAATGCCATTACCTTTTTAGGTATTTATGGAGTTATAACCCCTTGAGATAGTCTCTTTCTTTCTGATAAGGAACTATCTCACCAGTCTTGAGTTTCCATGCATACTCCAGTTCAGGTAATAACCATTCATGAACTGGAGCACATGCTTTCCAATTAACTGGTTGAATGCAACTCATCACAACTACAGACCAAAATGCTGCAATGTAGTTAGTGATGGTTAGCATTAAACGTCTCCTTCTTCCCTGTTCTCAGAATTATAAACATCAAACTCACCACCAGGATATCGTGCTTTGAGTTTCTCTACATTCATCTCAATCACTTCATCAAAGGTAGTATCAAGTGCCATACATGCCTGTGCCAGATACCAACAGATATCACCCAGTTCACGTTTCATGTGAAAGACATTCTCTTCGTTGTAAGGTTTGCCTTGCAAGAAGATCTTCTTTACTACTTCAGTAAACTCACCTGCTTCTGCAGATAGTCCAAGAGCAGCAGTCAAGAGTTGAGTAACGTTGCAGTCATCAGTAATTTCAAGTTCACTCATACGTGCTGCAAGAACTGGCCAGTCAAGACTAGGATCACTGGTTACTCCTTTTACAAATTCAAGATACTTTACGGTGTCAACTTTAGTCATGAAAATCGGGGATAAATGGTTCTTGACAATTTTGAGGGAGTTCTTTAATTTCTACTTCTTGCCAACTACCACCAACACCACCGTCCATATTGACAATGATATCTTTAGTTGGGAGTTGTTTACCAGAAGAAATATCAATGATATTACCAGGTGAAGGAATGAACGAATAATAATGTCCTTCCCATCTACGGTTTCTCATACCAAGAAGGTTAACTGCATCCTTTTCGGCACCACAGTCAGCAATCTTTTGACCTCTAGGATTGAATACAGAATAGTGACCGTTCAAAACTTAAATCCCTCAAATGATTTTTTTGGTTTTGCTTCATCGTTATTATACTCTTCTTCTCTACCACTGTCAATAATATCATCTTGTGCTGACTGCTCACAATCATACAGACGCATCTTGGCACGGTCGATACCAACCACAAACCTCTTGGAGATGGTTGGATCATTATATCTATTCTTTAATTGCTTCACCATAATTTGCCCGAGTCCTTCAAGATCTTCAGTTGAAATAAGGGCAAACATAAGATCAGCAGTAGCAGGGAGACCAAAGGACTCACTAGTGTCAGTAAGCTCAACATCACTGCTGCCATAACCAGAACGAGTGGTCTGGGTGGCAGAAACGATAGGTACGTTCGCCTCGCAAGCCAATCCTCTAAGTTCTTCAGCAATAGCCTTGACAACTGTATATGAATTGACATTGCTACCAGCGCGATATCTTTCGGAAGCACATATATTAAGGTAATCAACGAAAATAATATCAGGTCTAAATGACTTCTTAAGTGCAAGCTCATTAAGAAGTGCTCTGAAATGTCCACTATGTGCGCTTGCTGTTGGATATTCTTTAATTATGAGAGAACCTTGAGTTTTCTGAGAGAGTTTTGTTACCTTTTCCTCAAACATTAATTTGGGGAGATCTGTCATCTCTTGAATAGGTACATTGAGTAGGTTAGCATCAATTCGCTCCGCAATTTTCTCTTCAGCCATTTCAGCCGTGATGTATAATACGTTTTTCCCTCCCAGGAGTGCGGCAGCTGCAACATGACACATAAACAAACTTTTGCCGACACCAGTGCCAGCGAGAGCAATGTTAAGTGTTTTATTCGGGAGACCACCTTTCGTAATCTTGTTGAAATACTCAAGGTCGAATGGGATTTTGTCTTCTTTGCGATGGTATGATTCATATCTTTCTTCATAGTCAAGTAAGTAATCATGTCCCACATGTGCATCAAAAGAGACTGCTAAAGCCTCTGATAAAATACTAGGAATTGCATCACGATCTTTGTCTTTGTCTTTCCCATCAGCAAGAGAGATAGACTCCATCAGTGCCAAATAGATGGCACGATCTCGACACCATTTTTCTGTAGTATCACACAACCAATCATAATCAGTTGCAACATCCTCAAGATAACTAATAAATTTAGTTACCTCAGTAAAAGAAGTATCAGTAATATCCTGACGTTTTTCTACTTCAATACATAGAACTTCTTTGGTTGCAGGTTTATTATATTCAGTAACAAATTTTTCAATCTCTTGGAATACTATCTTCTGATGAGGATCTTCAAAGTAATCCGATTTAATAAAAGGAATTACCTTACGGAGATATTCCTCATTATAAAGAAGATTTCTTAAAATTAGGATTTCAACTTTGTCCATGCGGAATGTCAAA